GGAGGTTCCAGCAGAGTTTGTGAAATTATCGTACTGCCATCGAGCATTAGAAAGACTGCCCTGAACTGCCGATCCTATAGCGCCCGCTGAAGTAACGTCATAAAACGAATCACCAGCAGCAGCAAAGAGTGTTTGGGTACTATCCTGCGAGTTATAAGGCATTAGCGTTTCTATTGCCGCACCAGCACCCGTTACATGGTCTACAAATCCTCTGCGAACCCGAATATCCGTTGTTTCACCAAACCAGTTATCTGTGGATGCAGCGTATAATTCGTTCATATCTGCCAGGTTATCCCGCGTATTCCAACCACCCGTAGGAGCAGGCAGAGAAGCTGGCGTTGATACTTGGCGTCCTTGGGTTTTTTTCCTAAATGCAGGCTGTCTCACGAGCCATAACCTGTAATTGGAATAATAATGCCCGCTTGACGATAATCTCTATCCCTAGACTCAAGGCTCAATGTCTCATTACCACCATCCCGAGCCATAGCATCAGTCACTCTACGCTCATAAGTCGCAAAGTCCTCTGCATACTCAAGACCTTTGGTTTTCAGCCATCGCCAGCGAATACCCAAAGCCATTAGAGATTCATCTAAAAGACCTAAATCCGTATCAGCAGCCCACTCTTGTTGAGCAGTACCACCGGAGGATTCACAAAAGCTGGTTGAATAGTAGTCAAAAGCCGCTGTATCAGCAGATGTTGGGGTAGGATCTATAATTAGATTCTTGCCACGCAGCATCCATTGTTGATATGGGCCGGTAACAGGAAAGGCTTGAAGTGTTTGGTAGGACTTGGAGTTGAGCGGGCCAATGATGGGCAAGCTAGTGGTACGGTTCCACATCGTTTGATTCGTGATGTAGTCATAATCTCCATCGGAGATAACCGTACCGTTTAGAGCGCCTTGGGAAGCAGCCAAAGTCAGCGTGAACGTGTTATTTCTAACCAGAGCAGACCATTGAAATCTGTCCTTTAAGTCCTCGCCTTCTTCTTGAGCTATTGCCAGAAGTTGCACGATCTGTAAATCACTATTGCCTATGACGTTCGTAGGCGTTGATATACCTATCCTACCCGTTACCTTCTGAATCATCCCCAGTAGTGCCATTACCTTCTACCCCTTTAGGTGGTCTGCCGCGTTTCTTGGGGGTATTTTCGACTCTTTCTTGCAAATCAGCAAGTTTTTGCTCGACAGCAGACATTTTAAACTCGCCTTCTTCGCGTAATTGAGCGTTTTCAGCCCTAAGAGCGATAATTTCAGCATTTTCCTGAGTAGAAGACTTGAGATAATTGATCGCTTTCTTCTTAATCTCACGCGCGCCCATGCCTAGAGCATCCATTGTTTCTTCGTTCATTTCAGCCGCTAACTCAATCGAGACAACGCCCAAATCAACCATATTCTTCTGTTGAGCCATGTTCACCATGTTCCAACTAATGACCGGAGTCCCGTCGATAGGGTCAGAATGCTTCTCTTTCCAGCGAGTATAAGCCGCGTGACAAGCATCAGAATAACGTTGTGAGATATGGCCGTGATGTAGGCGCTCTTTGATCTTATCGAACCAGGGCGTATACGGGACGTTGAAGAAATAGGATTCTTCATAGCGTTCGTCGATTTCTTCTTCAATCTCACGAACCTCACCTTCAACTTCACGTGTTCGATAAACCTTCTTCTTACGGGTTTTCTCGATGAGCTTTTCCTCAACACGCCAGCCTTCAACAATATCAGGGGTTTCACACTTAGTATCGCCAATGGCGCGGATAAACACCTTCACTTGAGGTAGATAGACCGTTCGACCTTGCTTTTCAGTCGCATTGACATCAACAACCGTACCCTCAACAAACCGTAATAGGGGTGGATCGTCCTCTTGAAGCCCTTTACCGCCATTACGAGCAATCTGCTCTGCTGTTGCCGCATTTACTACGGGGGTATTAATCATGCTCATAGAATGGTTCCTATTAGTGTGTAATAAAAAGTCACTTTATACTTTCATGGGGCAAAAAAATAGCCCCTCAGACCATCATCCAAGGAGCTAGATTTTCCTAACTGATATTAGAAGGCAAAAGCAGCCATACATTTATCAGCAGAGTCGTCAATCGCATAAGCGCAGACAGGATCATCAGCAGCAGTAGCGAGAGTTAGAGTCTTATCCGTGGTAGACAAGAACAGCGCATCACCATCAGCAGGCGTACCCGCTAGATTCTGATTTGCCGTAAATGGCCCTCGAACTTGAATCCAAGTGTAGTAAGAAGTCGCTAGAACACCAGCAACAGCAGCGAGTAACACGCCAGCACCAACAGGCTTAGTAGCCGCATCAGTATTGTCAGTTACAACAGTGTTGTTCTCAGTAGCGCCAGGAGATCCTAGATACCCAACAACGTCACCAGCTACACCGGCAACAGTCGCAGTTTCATTACGAACTTTCACGTACTTGTAAACTTTACCGTCATAGTGCTGATCAATAAGACCTTCAGCGAACTGAGCCGTGGAATCAACGCTAGTCAGTTGTACACCAATCAAAGTACTCATAATATCTCCTTATGCTTTCAGCACGCCTTGAAGTGAACGGTTAGAACAAGTCAAGTTACCCATCCAGATGATTGGGATAACAACCGCGTCCTGATTGATTGCTCGTTGCTCGTCAACTTCTGTCATGTTGGCATCAGTGTGACAAACGAGCTTCAGGTAATCTGTGTTCAAGGCATAGCCGTGAGCAGAAGAAATACCGGAGCCACCGTCAAAGACAACATCAGCAGTCTTGTACTTCAGTGAAACAAAACCAGCACTGGCAGAATCCGTAGATCGGTCAGTATCAGAAGTGTAACGCTTTAGAGACACCTGAGAGCCTTCAAAGAAGGTGTAGTAGTCGTTAGACATAACAAGCAAATCAGGCTTGTCCATGCCGCGAACCAGTTGGAGCCAAAGTTGTTGCAAGAATGGCTGTTCAAAGGTTGTTGCAGAAACAGTAATTGCGCCACCAGAAATCGGTGCAGCAGCAGACTGAACTACAGCTCGCCAGAACGTGTAAGTATCGCCATCAATGCCGCCAAGCGTGCCACCAGCAGTATCAGGAATAATAGACTGAAGTCCGTTAATCTGATTTGAAGCAGTACCATCAGAGTAAATATCTGAAGACATGCTGTTTGCATAGGTTCGCATAGCGTTCTTTAAGCGAGATTTAGCCAGGTTGGTAATTTGTGAATCACCGGAGTTAATTCGCAGTTCTCGACCAGAAGCCGTGATATGAACCGCAGATTGCTTCCAGTTGAACTCAGCAGCAGAAAGAACATCAGATGCAGAAATATCCAGAGAGTCATAACCTGAATAACGCTGGTACGTGCCATTCTCGGCATAGTCCAGTTCTTCAACGATTGAAAGACCGCCGTCAACTTTCTCAGTTCGGCCCTTCGTCTTCATTCTGCCTAACAGAGCATTGTTGTTGCTCACGTTATCGGCAAAACTGCCTTGGTGCTTACGGAACGTAGTGGTGACTAGCTCCGAAAACGTACTATTTGGGGAAGTCATAAATACCTCACAAGATCATTTAATTGTTTCGAGACTTAATTTTTCTCATAGTCTCAGCCATTGTATCTTCAACGCTTCCTGTGGGTTCTGGCTGTTCGGCAGCATGGGAGGATTTTTTACGAACATTGGCCTGTGAAGCCTTTTTCGCTTTCTCCGTATGCGCCTTAGCTTGCGATTGGGACGAGGTTTGTTGTTCTACAAACGGTCGAGTCTCATCACTAGCCCATAATGCGTTATTGTAAGCGTCCTCCAAACCTAGACTTGGATTAGCTTCAATCATTGCAGCCATTAAAGACCGCACGTTCTCGAAGTAAGGATATAACAAACTCCCGTCTTCGTTTTGAGCGTTCTGAAAACTGCTTACCTGTTGGGTAACTTCGTAATCCTGACGCTTCTGTTCGCTTTCCTGTCGATCCTGCTGAAGTAAAGTTCTTACCTCATCAGCACTCATACCTTGCGGTTGTTGAGGCTGTGGAATCGCTCCTTGAGTCAAATATGCCCTAAGTTGGTTGATAAAGCCATAGTCTTGGGCTAATTGACCAATCATCTGCACTTTTTGGCCCATTTGACCTTGGCGAAGAATGTAGGCTGACTTCATCATCGAACTTATAACGTCATTAGCGGTAGAGTTTTCAGCCTGAATCATCGCCTCATAGGGCTTTAACACAGCTTCCATTTCATTAAAGCTGTCTACTTTCTGTTTGTATTGAGAAAAGCCGTTAGAAACGTCTAATTCACGCTTTCTAATCTCTGCTCTGACTTCGGGATCAAGCGCGGCCCATTTGGACTTTGGGCCTGCTCGCCAGGTTGTAGGAGGATTGGCAATGGACGGATCTTCAAATACGGGTTCTTCAGCAGGTTCTTCTTCAACTTCCTCAACAGGAGTTTCTGATACAGGTTCTTCAACAGGAGCTTCGACCTCGGTAACAGGCTCATCTACGACTTCATCAACGATTTCTTCTTCGACTTCTTCTTCAGCACGACCCTTAATTTCAGCTAGGGTTTCTTCCATTGATTCGTCGAGACTTTGTTCTGACATAGGTGTACTCCGTTGTTAGAACGTCCAAGATATTTTGGCATCGCCGTTTTTATCTTGTTCTGATGGTGGATTATTGCCGTATTTAATATCATTTAATGTCTCAGGTAAAGATTTGTCGATTGCCTCCATCAGCTTCTTTTCTTCGTGGGCTTTGTAATTGTCTGCTTCTTGCTGTTCAGTCTTACGACCTTCATAGACTCTTGAGCCAGTGGAGTGAAGATCATACCTGTGAGCGCGTCTACCAGAGACTAGCTTGCCGGTAACGTCAGAAACGTATTCAACAGTGGTATCACGTTGTATAAAGGCTGTTTTGACCGTTTCTCGGGGCAACATATCGTACTGCGCCCACATAAAGTCAGGCACTAACTTTCCGCTCTTAGGGTCTTGCTTGTACCGAACTGCTTGGGTTTCAGGGTCTAGGTCTTCGTTCTCACCCCGTTTACCGAATGCAGCCTCCCATTTAGATGCTTCATCAGCTAGAGAGATTGCCCTTGGCCTGCGCCCTGAACCTTTGCTCATTTATCGCCACCTTTATGAATATGTACCTCAAAGAACCCGTCTTCAGCCGTATGCTCAACAGACTTGAGTTTAGGATGCGTGAACTGAGCCATACGTTCCCATTCCTTGTTAGCTTCGATCAAGGCAGACAATTCAATATCATCATCGCCGCTTTCCAACTTGCCCATTATCGCCGCTTGTAGTCGAGCAGCGTTCTCGGCAATCTGAATGATCGGGTCAAAGTCCTCGCCATACATAGACTTCAGGCGGGTTAATAGAAACTTCTCATTACGCTTACTTGCCAACTTGACTCTCCTTAACCGCTAAAGATCGCATCTCAAATTGGTGCTTTTCACGATCCTGAACCATTTTCATCTCGATTTCTTTAATCTTAGCCTGATGAGCCATCTGGTCTTGCTGCCCCTGCATCTGCATTTTTTGCATTTCAGACTGCATGTGCTGCTGCTGTTGCTGACCCTTCATTTCAAGTTCCTGCATCCTAGACTGCATTTCAGCCTGAGATTTCTGCATTTCCATCTGTTGGGCTTGCTGTTCGGCCTGTTTAGCCCCTGCATCTTCATCAGGAGTTTCTTCAATAGGCTGATCAATAGCTTCTTCAACCTCACGGCCTAGCTTAAAGCGTCTAAGCATAGAGATAAGCAATTGCTTTGCCGCATCTTTGGATAATATCCCTGTTTCGAGCAATGGGCCTACACCGTGACCAAACTGCGAAATACCCTGAAGCATGGACGATAAGGCTTCTTGATTAGCGGCTTGATCGGCTTCAATCGTTGAATCAGTCTCAATGTCGATCAGATAGTTGCGAAGTAGCTCATTCTCCATCAACTGTTTAACTTTCTCCCACGTAACAGCGTTGACCAGTTCTTCAGGCGGCTGTTGTGGCTGCGGAGGCTGTTGCCCAGGTTGAGGTGGCTGCATTGCCATTTGCTGTTGCTGCATCTGAAACTGCTGGATCTGCATCATCTTTTCTTCTTCAGTCATTAATTCAACCGAAGTCATGCCTTTCAGAGTTTCAATCGAGAACTTCTCTGCAATTAGCTCACAGGTCATTCTCAACGTATCCCGAGCGTATCTCTGCACTTCCTTTTGCTTTGATGACAATCTCTGAGAGCCAAAGTTGGCCTTCATCTGTTGAGCGCCCAAAGTCTCGTTAGGGTTAGATTGGCCCCGTAGGATGTCTGAAATGCCGGTAATCTCGTAAATTTGTTGGATTAACTGCTGGCGCGATTGCCAAAGCTGTTGAAGCACATTCACCAAGTCGTTATTGGGGAACATCCATATCGCTTTATCTAATCCGCCGTTATCAATCAGTCTTGAGAGGTTTTCAGCAGGTATCATCTGATTATCACCACCATCAAAGAGCTTTGAAAGCTCTGACATAGTGGAGTCGTAAATACCTCGCACCCGCATAGCCCTGATAATACGGCCCATACGGACAGTAATATCCTCTAGTTGATCGGCAAGAACGTCATATTGAAGAAACTCTGCCACCGGCACCATTGAGGTTGTCGAACTAAACGCATAAAGCGGCTTTGGTAGCGGCCAAAAGTCTTTAAATCCCCAAGGATCGTCAACGACCTTAACTAACGAGTCTCTATAATCTTCCGCATACCAGAGAACTTGACGAGTCTCTTTGTCCAGAATCTCCCAAAATACCGATTCAGGCTCAACACGTGCATTCTCATCATCGTCCTGATTCTCGCCCTTTTGAGTCTCTGAGTAGTTTACCTTGTCGGCAAAGTCTGGAAATTGCTTCTTAACCGCCTCTTTGTCGAATTTGTGCTTAATAGCCAGCCA